GTGAGTGAGGAGGATCTTAGCATGTTGACAGAGAGTGAAGCTGTGAATGGAATTCCAGGTGTGGAATTTCTTGATGCTCTTAATATGGGTTCCTCACCTGTATTTCCCCTATCTAAGATGTCACCAGGGTCTGGAAAACGGCATTTGTTTGAAGGAGAACTGCCGAATGCACGAATTGGAGATGGCTTGTTGAGAAATGAGTTGAATAAAATTGACTCAGCTCTTGAACAACGTCGTATCCCTGAAGTGTATTTTGTATGTACTCTCAAAGATGAACGTCGCTCTTTGGAAAAAGTGGCAACTGGAAAAACTCGAGTGTTTGCAGCTTCGAATGTGGCCCATGTAATTAGGTTTCGGCAGTATTTCTTGCGATTTGCTGCTGCCTACATGAAACATCGGCGACAGTTGGAGCATGCAATTGGAATTGATGTGTATTCTCTTGAATGGGAAATGCTTTTGTCTTCATTGAAGACTCATGGCTCAAGGTGGATGGCACTTGATTTCAAGGCCTTTGACAAGACTATATCTAGTCAGATGATGTGGTCTGTGTTTTCGGTCGTGAAGCAGGTTTTTGATATCTTGGGACGTGAGAATTCATATAAGATGGAGGCGTTGTTTGCCTGTGTTGCTGAACCTCGCTATATTATATATAATGATGTTTGGCAAATGAACAGGACGCATCCTTCAGGAGAACCCATGACAGCAATCTTGAATTCTATATTGGTCTCTGTACTCTATCGCTATTGCTTCACGCAAGTGGCGAGAAGAGAGGATCCGCTTTTAGCGAGTCCTGAGCAGATGAGACGATGCGTCTCGTTGTGCTCATATGGAGATGACAATATAGCGACTGTGCATCCACGAGCTTCTTGGTTCAATCAACTATCTCTGTCAGAAGAGATGGCGAAGATCGGAATGAAGATGACTCCAGCGCAGAAGAATGCCGTCATGGGTGTCTACGAAGAGCAAAGTGATGTAACATTCTTGCAAAGACGATGGCAATGGTCAGAGAAGCATGGTGTGCATGTGCCACTCCGTAGTGTGGATGACATTGTGGAGATGGTTAACTGGGTGAGAACTGGAAATGATCCAGTGGAGCAAGTGTGTTTGAATGTGGATGATGCTTTGTATGAATTGCATTTTCATGGCGTTCAGGTATATAACTACTGGCGCAGTAAATTTGATGTTGCCTTGAATCTTGTGGGGATTAAGCATATGGCATTGTCATATGCAGAACAATTGCGATTGTGGAGTGTCAGATATAGAGTGTAAGTATTTTGCTTGTGTGTCAGTCTATTAGATTGTATGAAAACTCCATTAGTATGAGAGGTAATACTAACCTGTGTGCGTGACGTGTGCACTTGTAACCTAGTCAAACTGCTATAGAGAGAGCCTGGGTTAATCTATAGTATGCATTTTACAACAGGCTTCAATGTGACATATGGCTGAAATAAATGATAAAATTGTTGTTGAGAAAGAGAATACTACCCAATTTGCAAATTCTGTGAAAACTGAAGTTGTGAATGTAACCCCCCACCAACAATCCTTTGAAGACTATGTTAAAAGCTGGTCTGAAAAGGGTGAGGGAGCAAAAGCGAGTCAGGACATCAATTCTATGTTATCTAGACCTGGATTAATAAGTACATTTGAATGGAAG